GCCCGGCTGGAATGGCAGAAGCTGCGCGAGCGCAACGAGGCGCTGGATTGCCGGGTCTATGCCCGCGCCGCCGCCTGGATCGCGGGCGCGGACCGCTGGTCTGAGGCGAAATGGCGCGATCTCGAGGATCAGCTCGGGGCCGCCCCCACCGACACCGATCCCGCCGGACAGATCAACCGGCCGGGACAGGCCCCACAGGGCAAGCGCCGCTCCGACTGGCTCGGGCGGCGCGGAGGATGGTTCTGAACATGACGGACTGGACGGAAACCGAGCTCTCGGCGCTGCGCCGCGCCTATGCCAGCGGCACGACCCGCGTCAGCTATGACGGCAAGTCCGTCGACTACGGTTCGGCCGAGGATCTGCTGGCGCGCATCCGCACCATCGAGCGTGCCATTGCCGGAACGACACGACCGTTGCCGGTGGCCGGGCTCGCGGGCTTCTCGCGCGGGGACCAGTGATGTCGGCGACCTGGTTCGATCACGCCATCGCCACGGTGGCGCCGCGCATGGCTGCCCGCCGCGTCATGGCGCGTCAGGCCTTCGAGACCCTGACGCGCGGTTACGATGGCGCTGCGCGCGGGCGGCGGACCGAGGGCTGGCGCGCGCCGGGCTCCTCCGCCGACACCGAGATCGGCGTCGCCGGGGCGCTGCTGCGCGACCGGATGCGGGATCTGGTGCGCAACAACCCGCATGCGGCCAAGGCCGTGGCGGTGCTGGTCAACAACATCATCGGCGCGGGCATCATGCCGCGCGCCGCCAGCGGCGACGACAAGCTGGATCGGAAGGTCGACGCGCTGTTCGAACGCTGGACGGCGGAGTGCGACGCGGACGGCCAACTCGACTTCTACGGCCTGCAGACGCTGATCTGCCGCGAGATGGTCGAGGCGGGCGAGGTTCTGGTGCGCCGCCGCCTGCGGCGGGCGAGCGACGGACTGCCAGTGCCGCTGCAACTGCAGGTGCTGGAGGCCGACTTCCTCGACGCCACGAAATCCGGCGCCCTCGGCGCGGGGCGGCTGGTGCAGGGAATCGAGTTCGATCCGGTCGGCAAGCGCCGGGCTTACTGGCTGCATGCCGAGCACCCGGGCGATGCCCATGGCGCCTTGCAGAACGGTCTGCAGAGCCGCCCGGTCCCGGCGAGCGAGATCGCCCATGTCTATGAGAAGCAGCGCACGCAGGCGCGCGGGGTTCCCTGGGGCGCGCCGGTCATACGGTCCCTGCGCGATCTCGACGATTACGAGGTCGCCGAGCTGGTCCGCAAGAAGACCGAGGCCTGCGTCACCGCCATCGTCTTCGGCGACGACGAGGCGCAGCAGGGCATCGCGCCCTCCGTGGTCGATGCCGACGGCAACCGGGTCGAGCAGTTCGAGCCGGGGCTGATCGCCTATGCCCGCGGCGGCAAGGACATCCGCTTCAACCAGCCCTCGGCGACCGGCGGCTACGGTGAATACAAGCGGGCGAGCCTGCACACGATCTCGGCAGGGTTCCGGGTGCCCTACGAGCTGCTGACCGGCGATCTCAGCCAAGTGAACTATTCCTCGATCCGGGCGGGGCTCGTGGAGTTCCGCCGCCAGGTCGACGCCGTGCAGTGGCAACTCTTCATCCCGATGTTCTGCGCGCCGGTCTGGCGGTGGTTCACCGAGGCCGCATGGGCCGCGGGGCAGATCCCGTCGCCCATCGTACCGGTCGAATGGTCGCCGCCGAAGTTCGAGGCGGTCGATCCGCAGAAGGACGCAATGGCGAACCTGCTGTCGATCCGGTCCGGCACCATGACGCTGGCCGAGGTGATCGCCCGGCAGGGCCGCAATCCCGATGCGGTGCTGGCCGAAATCGCCGCGACGAACGCCAAGCTTGATGCGCTGGGGCTGGTGCTCGACAGCGACCCTCGCCGCGTCACCAAGACCGGCAGCGCGCAGACCAGCGATCCGGCCGACGACGACCCCACCGCCGATGCGGATACCGACCCGGCGCAGGCCGACCAACAGGACTGACCCCATGGACACGATGATCGAACTGCCGGCCATGCGCCGGTCGGCGGAGCTTGCGCCGAACACGGCCGATGCCGACAGCCGCACCGTCGAGGTGATCTGGTCGGCCGGGGCCCGCGTCCGGCGCGCGACCTTCTTCGGCGAGCCCTATGACGAGGAACTGAGCCTCGACCCGGCCCATGTCCGGCTCGACCGGCTGAACGCGGGCGCGCCCTTCCTGAAGGTGCACGAGATCGACACGCTCGACGCGGTGATCGGCTCGGTCGTGCCGGGCTCGGCCCGGATCGAGAACGGCCGCGGCATCGCGCTCGTGCGGATCAGCGAGCGCGCCGATGTCGAGCCGATCTGGCGCGACATCCAGGCCGGGCACATCCGTGCGGTCTCCATCGGCTACCAGGTCCACCGCTTCGAGGTTTTGAGGCCGGAGAATTGGAATCTTTACTTTTCAGACGGTTGAAGGCATAAGAAATGGGCGTCCCGTCGCGAACGAGACGCCCTGCCTCCCTACGGAGGCTGCCGGACTGAGCCTGTCTAGAACAGGTCAAAGCCGGGAGGACTATGGCGGCGGCATCGGGATCACCCCCTTTCCGTTGTTATGCCGAAGGCGGAGGGAATGCTTGTCTGGCTATCCTCCGCCTTCAATTTCTCGACGAGAAACCACTTCCCGCCGTCCTCGTGGTAAAGACTGGCTGCCCGGCCCTTACGCAACTCACTCCTGTAACTACTGGCGCGGATCATCTTCTCCAAATCGTCCTGCGCGGTCGTCTCTATCTCCGCCGGTGTTAGCCCCGGCTTAGCTGCAAGAGCGCGCTTGATGACTTTGCGAACAAGTCCCTTTGGCGCGCGCTTGCGCTCGTGGATGGTGGTTGCGTCATCCTCAGCGTCTTCGACATCGCCGTTGGCATCGTGTGTTTGTGCGACAACATCGCCACCAGATGTCGCACTGCGAGAGCCGGGCATGACAAGACTCTGGATCTTCTCCATCGTCTCGCGCACGCCGCGCTCATAGCCGCGTTGCTCAGCCTCGACTACAGCATGCCGAAGTCGGGAGATAATCTCGCGCTCGAGTTCCGAATCTCTGTCCATGGCACGCGTCTCCTTTCTTGATGCTATAGCGCGTTAGCGAAGGGCAGGCAAGCGATAGCAACGCTTCGGGACGGATTATTTCATAGCGGTGAGTTTGGCGCATACGGTGTCGTCGACGATGGTAGCGACACCCGTAAGCGCGCTGCACTCGACCTCGGACTTCCCTGAGATCCTGTCGGCGGTCACCAACAAGACCCTGCGGCAGGCCTACGAGGCCTATCCCCGCACCTTCATGCGGCTCGGACCGCCAGGTGCTCGCCACCGACTTCAAGGCGATGCACCGGGTCCAGCTCGGCGAGGCCCCGCAACTGCTGGAGGTGGGCGAGAGCGGCGAGTTCAAGCGCGGCACGCTCGGCGAGAGCAAGGAGAGCTACAAGGTCAAGACCTATGGCCGGGTGGTCGCAATCACCCGCCAGACGCTGATCAACGACGATCTCGACGCCTTCACCCGGATCCCGGCGATGTATGGCAACTCCATTGCGCAGCTGGAGTCGGACGTCGTCTGGGGCATCATCACCGCCAACCCGGCGATGGCCGACGGCAACGCGCTCTTCCACACCACCCACAAGAACCTCGCGGGGACCGGCGCGGCACTCGACGTGAGCAGCGTCGGCGCGGCCCGCGCCGCCATGGCCAAGCAGACCGGTCTCGACAAGAAGACGGTGCTGAACGTCCGGCCCGCCTTCCTGATCGTGCCCGCCTCGCTGGAACTGAAGGCCGAGCAGTTGGTCGCCCAGAACTTGGTGCCCGCCGCGACGTCCAGCGTGGTGCCGCAGTCGATCCGCACGCTGGCGCCGATCAGCGAGCCGCGCCTCGACGCCGCCAGCGAGACTGCGTGGTATCTGGCGGCCAGCCCGAACCAGATCGACACCATCGAGTACGCCTATCTGGAGGGCCAGCAGGGCGCCTACATCGAGACGCGCAACGGCTTCGACGTCGATGGCGTCGAGATCAAGTGCCGCCTCGACTTCGGCGCCAAGGCCATCGACTGGCGCGGCCTCTACAAGAACCCCGGCGCGTAACCCGCGCACCTCCCTGAACCCTGACAAACGGGCGGTCCTGACGGGCCGCCCTTCGTCATTCCAAGAGGATCACCATCATGAAAACCTACGTCCAGCCCGGCAACACCATCACCCTGACCGCGCCCTATGCTGTCGCCTCGGGCGATGGTCTGCTCGTCGGCTCCATCTTCGGCATCGCCGCCGGGGACGCCGCCCTCGGCGAGCCCGTCGA